AATAATTTTTATCCCGTCTTTTGCTTACATATAGATAATATTAATATTACTCATTAGTATATGTTATCAACACAATATCGTCTTCGTTTAGAAGGTATATGTAAATCTATAGCAGCAGGAACAGAAGTTGGCATAGATGATATGATATGGGCACAGAAATTGTCAAAAGCAAATACCTCTGCAAGAGGGATGCTGCAACAGGCAAGAAGACTATCAGCAAATCCGAACGATTCTTTTTTGAATAACTTGAATATTGGAGACCCCGATTCAAGTAATCACCGTAGGGGTTTTGGTTCACCTGATGAAATCGTAGACTGGTTTCATCAAGAAAGATCAGATGATTGGCGACAGCGTGACTAATGAAATATAATGTAAATATTGAAGCAGGTAATGCTTTTGTTGAAAGATTAAAATTAAAGGCACCAAGTATTGGTGGATTCAGTGGTATGTTTGAGGTTCCTCGTGGATATGAGGAACCTGTTTTAGTGTCTGGTGCTGATGGTGTCGGCACTAAAATAAAACTAGCAGACTATAGCACTATTGGTATTGACCTTGTTGCTATGTGTGTCAATGATGTGATCTGTTGTGGTGCAAAACCTTTATACTTTTTAGATTACATATCTACTCCTCGTGTAGATTATAAAGTTGATCTTCTTATGGAAGGAATTGTCAAGGGTTGTGAGATAGCTGGTTGTGAATTATTAGGTGGAGAAACTGCTGAACATACATCATCTCAAGAAGTTGATCTTGCAGGTTTCTGTACGGGTATCGTTGAGAAAAATAAAATAATTGATGGTAGTAAGATCACACGGGGAGATAAAATTATTGGTATACCCAGTAGTGGAGTTCATAGTAATGGATATACATTGATAAATGATATCGGTATGCACGATCCAGAGTTATCAACACCAACTATCATCTATGCAAAACACATACAGATGTTACTTGATGAGATACCCATACTTGGTATGGCTCATATTACGGGTGGTGGATTAGTAGAGAATATAACTAGAGTTTTACCAAATGGATTGAAACCATATATTGATTGGAATACATGGACTCACCCTGATATCTTTTTGAAGATTATGACAAAGGGTAATATATCATTACAAGAAATGAAAAGAGTATTCAATATGGGTATCGGATTTGTCCTGATAGTACCACCTGAATGTGATTACGGTTTACAAATAGGACAAGTATGTTAAGATAACATTATAAGTATATATACTTATAGATACAAAACAGATATGAAGAAATTCAATACATTGGTTTTAGATACCACAATCTATATTTTAGATTTTCTTTATAGGGGTAGGGATTTCCAAAGATTCTGGGTATTAGAAGTTATTGCAAGAGCACCATATTTTTCTTTCATTAGTGTGTTACATTTTCGTGAATCTTTAGGACTCCGTGGAGAAGATCATGTATACTTAATGAAAGAACACTTTTACCAGGCACTTAATGAAACTGAACATCTGGAAGAAATGGAGCTTAGAGAAGGTAACAAGTATTGGGTTGACCGCTTCTTTGCCAAACATCTTGTTTTA